GCACCAGCTCGTGTTGGATCAATGACAGGCTTGTTTTCAGAAGTTGTTGGATTTTCATCGGTAAATCCATGAGCTAAATCATATGCTAATTTTTCTTTACTTACGCCCATTTCAGAAAGATAACCGTAAGGATCTGTATGATCGCCCCAGATGTTTTGTGTTACCCATAAATGCGATTTGATTCCCGGTTGGTTATAAGGAGTGTCCAACGTTAATGGAATACCATATTTCATTGCTGAATCTCTAGCCAATTCAACGTATGCCTTGTAGTTTTTCTCAAACGTTGCTTTATCATGTGTGTGTTGTAACTCAATCTGCACAGGACTGTTGGCATTAGCATACGAACCAGCACCGTACTGTACATAACCAGGTTGACCGACTTGATAAACAATTCCGCCGTCTCCCACAATATAAGCAGTATAAGCGCTAGTCCATGAACGTTGCATATACTGCGCTTCATTGCGTCCTGTTGCTGTTTCATTAGCCGTTTCATGCAGTAAAATGTACTGATTATTTGCTATTTGTGAGCTACCTTCATTTGCGCCCAAATTAAATTCATTGTTGATAGTATAGGCAAACCCATTAATTGGCAATAAAAAAAGAGCCGTTAATAGGCTCATCGCAGTAATAGTAATTTTCTTTTTCATTTGTTTCCTCCTATTTTTTCAAATTATAAGCCGACACACCAGTGATAACACCTAAAAATGTTGCTACTGCATTGATAGTGAGTACTGTCATATCTGTTCCATTCCATCCATACGCTTTCCCTAACGTGGCTACTAACACAGAAGCAGCTGGTAATACTGTTAAAACTGCCCATTTAATGACTTGATAATACTTATCGGGTAAAATCATTTCTTCTCACCTCCTTTACAATTTAGTCAAGAAATAGCCAATGATCGTAATGCCTAAACCGATCATGTAACCCCACGACCATTTATTATTGGCTTTCATTTCTTTGATATCTTCCGCATTATTAAGCGCAATAGAATATGCCTGATCCGCTCTATCTTTTGCACTTTCCACTTTTTCGCGTAATAATTCGTAATTATCCAGTTTCGTTTCAATACGCACTAAGCGTTCTACCACGTCTTGTATTGCTTCGTCTTTCAACCAACTAGCCTCCTTTCATTGCAAAATAAAAAACACCCTCCTTTGAGCGTGTTGATAGCAAAATTATAAATATTGTATTAATCAGATAGTCTAGTCAAGACTAAAGTACGGCAAGATGTAAATTGTAAAATTCCATCTGCAACGCCGATTTCAGTACGCATATTTAGTACATCGTTTACTTCTAAATCAGTTACAATGTTTCCGCTAGCTGCAAATCTATTTTGCAAGGCGTCGACCCCATAAGATACTAAATTATCAACAGAAGTTCCATCTTTATATAAATCAGTATATAACCATGAAGCATATTTCCTGCCCAATTGCACACGTATTTGCGCACTAATTGAATACTTACCAGCTTTTAAGCATTTAACGTATCCGTTAGATTGACGTTCGAAATGTGTTTCTCCTACAGCTGTAGTAGTATACCCTGTTCCTACTCCATACTCCGCTACTTTCGTTTTGTTAGAGACTTCACCTTGTGCGCCATAAAATGCGGTAGTAGCTGTATCATTAATGCGTTCATCGATCTTATTGTCTAATTCATCTATAGCAGTCGCATTAGCATTCGCTTTTGTTTGAGCACCCTTAGCTGTGGTGTCTACTTCATTAATTGAAGCAGTCAACTGCGAATTAATCTCCGATACTTTCGCATCGGTATAATTGTTTGCTTTACCAGTAATTTCAGAAATTTTAATATCTGTGGCCAAATTATCTTCGACATATTCTGGTGCTAGATCCCAAACATAATCTTTTGGATTGTTTGAATCACGCATACCAGTACCACGATATTTATACTCACTAATATTCGGAGTTCGTGTGTTGCCTTTTTCGATCTTGAGCCAGTCGATTTGAACAGTACCATATGTTGCAGAATTAGGTTTTTGCCATAACGCTACTCTAAGTAAATTTGTCGTTTCACTAGTATTTCTGGCTGTAAAAGTGGCACTCCACACATTTGCCAATCCTTCCACAGGAAGTAAAGTTGCCTGATACTGCGACTGCGACTGCTGGTAATTTGCATCTCCGTAGTATAAGTGGAATTCTTTATTAGCTGGCTTAGTCCCTTTTAAAGATACCGTATAAGTTTCACCTATTATTAATTCTTCTGAAATATCAAAACCAGAAATAGGATTATTTGATGTTTTAATTGGGAACTTAACTGTAGGATTGACAATGTTCTCGTTAGGATACTCGCGGCACATGTTATAAGGTTCTGCCAATAAGTTAGGTTGGAACGGTGTGGCTGTTGAGCCTTCTTCGAGTTTAGCGTGTCTCAAACGTAGTTTGCCGGATAGGCTGTTATTAGCGTCTTTATTTTGTAGCATTATAAGCCAGCTTTCAGCGTTATCACTCGCAGCAGTAATTTTAACGGTGCCAGTTAGTTTTTGCCATACACCCTTAGTAGCAGTTAATGTATTACGCGTATATAGCTCTGATACCCAGTTAGGCATTTTAATATATCTTAGGCCTATCTTGCTAGGGTCTCCAGTGAAATCACCTTCTAACATAATTTCTACACTCACGGTATATGTTTTGCCTGTTAATAGGGCTGGTTGACTTTTCGGTTTTAATACCTCTAATTTATGGTTTGGATCAAGCGTAATCACTACCTCGTCACCATCATCTACAACAGATAAGGCACCACTACCTTGCGAGAAGCTATCAGCGTTTATATTAGCCATCAAATTCGGATTCCCCGAATAATCATAGCCCCCGAAATCAATGCTGTTACTGTACATCACTTGTAAGTTACCTAACTTAGAAATTTCTTCTTTCAGAGCATCTAACTTGTCTTGTAGCGTTTTAGCTTGACCAGTTAAATCAGTAATCTGTTGATTTAAGCTATCCACTCTACCTTTAGTTTCAGCCATAAAAGCATCAAAAGTTTCATTATACTTTCGAATCAACTCTTCTAATTGCGAAACATATTCATCGGCTTGACCTTGCGAAATGTCAGACACTCCTAGTGAGAAAAAAATGATATCTTGCGTTGTTAGAATTTGATTGTCTTTTCTATATTCTACGTAGCAGTGTTTATAATATCCTGCTTCACTCATAAATGTGCCATCAAGAGAAAACGTGACTTCTTCACTAGTTACGCTAGTTGCAACACTATCTACGTAACGGTTAGATGGTGTTGTTCCTTTTAAAGTAAATGTTCCGCCACTCGTATCCATCTGCAAGCCATTTAAATATGGTTTAACCGTCACCGTAATCCCTTTATCACCCTGACGAGCCATAATAGCTTTGGTGTAGTTTAATTCTTTGCTGAAATCTAAAGCCAAATTATATAAACTGCTAGCCATTTATATACCTCCTTGTCTTCGTTTTAAAAACGTTTTTGGTCAAGCACTGTGCTATCATATGCTGTATCCTCTTTTAATCTAATATCTTCATACCCTAGACGGTGTGCCACTAAATTCCATCTAACTAATACGTTTGGCTTACTAGTTTCAATGATGAAATGGTCAATATCTTCATGAGTAACAGCACACAAAACTAGTTCTGTAGGTGTCACATGTGTCATATACCGACTTAGATTTACTGTCTCAGCAAACATGGGGTCAATATCAACACGAACTTTACCATCGTCACCTGTAACGGCTTCCCCATAATCAGCGAAATAATATTCTGGAGTTTCATAAGCGTTCAATAGTCGTTGTCCATAATGTTCTGTTGGTACAGTTGAGTTTTTAGTACCTCTAACAGTAAAATCTTTATATACTTGTACCGTTGATTGTTCAAACCTAGCAAGTTTCCCATCTTCCCATGAACCAAAAAAACAACCTGGTAACGTTAGCATACCATCACTAGTAAATTTCATAGTCCTACCAGCTACCTTAAATTCCCATGAGTTACCCGCACTACCATTAATGCTTAAAGAACTACCGTCGCCAGAAGTTACATAACTAGCATTGCTATACCTGAAATTGGGCGCACCAAAAGATAGAAACGGTCTGTTATTACCATTATCCCACGTACTAAAAACCAAGTTACCCTGTGGATTTCTAATCATGAAACCACCACCAGTTTTCATGGTGTATGATACAATACCGGCATCAGCACTTACATAATCACGTGCTTCTAGCTCCATAATATCTTTGTTAACTTTTTTTGAGTACCAAGTCATTTTGCCATTAGCAATACTTGTTTTATAATCAGTGCCATCACTAATTAATGTAGTACCTCTAATAGTAATTCCTACTATTTCACCAGCCGTAATAAACGAGGCATTGAATCCGCCATCTAATGTCCATGCGGTTTCATATGTTCCATTAATGCCAGTTTTAGAAAAACCAATACCAGCATTGTTGATTTGTAAAACATTCCTTGCGGTATTCTTATCTGGTGTGTCCATAATCAAAATACGACTAGGCGCTTCTTTAGGATCTAATAAAACATAACCACCATTTTGACCAGTAATCATATCAGTTTGATGATCTACAATATCATTGATTAAATCACTGATTTCGCCACCATTTTTCAATTGATCAATGGCATCATTAATCAAATTGCTTACATTATTCTCTGTGTTTTCTAAGAAGTTTGTTTTGACGTTTCCTACAACTAATTTATCGTATGAATTGGTTAGAACATTAAACGTATATTCCACAATTCTCGCTGACATATTCACTTTTAACTGTGGATGATACACATCTACTCCGTCACCCATCGAAACTTTTTCTAGATCAACAAATTTTTCATAGCCTCTTTGATGCCTCAATGGTACTAATTCAATCGAACCACTCACTTGTGGTTTTTGTTTATCTATGTTTGTTTTCAACCAGTCTTTAGCAGCTTCCCTTAATGTGGCTACATCAGTCGCTTTGTCTTTAAAATCAACAAAAGAAACATATCCAGCAGGATAATCATCCACGTAATCCGTGAAAATAACTTCTTCTGGTAGAGTGATCTCGTCTTCTCCTTCTGAAGAGCTGCTAATGAATGGATAAACTCCAACTAAAACACTTTGAGCATCAATCTCTAAGTCAAGACCAGTTAAGTTTTTAGTATAAATCGCTTTGATTTTATGATCCGTACCTAGACTTTTTTCATGACGTAATGTGTTATTATCTTTTAGAAACTCACCATGAAATCGATCTAGAATAGATCCCTCTTTTCCACCAAAGAATTCTAAAAAATTCGCCTTTTCTATCTTCACATTAGCAAGCGTATCTACTAATGACGAGAAAGAAAACTGCGAAGGGATAGCTGGTTTCGCTAAAACTTTTGCGTTTTGCCATGCCTGAGTAGCAGTGATTTTTTCTGTTCCGCTGTCATATTTATTCAACACCGATTTTCTTATATCATTGAAAATAGGTTCAGCTTTTACTTCTATCGTATTGCCTATTACAGAAGTTTTTGCATAATAAATCCGTAGACGCTGTTTTGCTCGATTTTCATCTACATAACACTGAATAATACGTCCTTCTACAATCAAATCTGCATTAGTTCCGTTTATTGAATAAGTACCCTGAAATATCTCGGCTCCGTTTAGTTTATTGCTAACAGTAGCTGTTAACCAGTCTGACAAAGCGCCTAAACCTTGCGTATCATATAAATGTTCAGCTAAATTATTCGCGTCATTTTTATCGTAAATAGTTATTAAATTATCGATCATCTATTTCACCTACCTTAACCCATTACGATAAATTTGTATTTTGCTCAAACCAGTACAATTAAAATGATTAATATCCACTTGCAACGTTGGATATTGCATGGTCTTCATTTTGTTGGACCGATCTAAAATATCTCCGTCCGATTGCTCTTCGTAGCAAAGCATCAAATCACTATCAATGACTATGTCAGTTCCCACTACTAAGCCTTCAAAACTAAACACATAATCATTTAAGGTGAATTGGCATGAAGTAGCTGAAGGAGTGATGATAATCTTTGGAAAACTTTCTTCTAAACTATTATTCAGCAAGTTAAATGACTGTGGTTTATCTACGGTTATAGGTACATCTTCTTGAACTCTTGCGAATGGTTTCGCAGTGATATTTACATCGAACTCTCCCCATTCAACAATATCGTTTTCTGCATCCCCAATATCGATAGTCTGGATAACATAATAGACGTTGGGATCATCAGAGAATTCTAATTTCTTTGCATAGTTTAACCAATGACGCATGATATAAAACGATTGCTTGAATGCTTGATGGTCTTCCACATCTTCTAAATAGTTATAGTGCAATGTAAACGACATGTCTTCAAACGAGTAATCTTGTACTAAGCCACCTAGCCGTCCTAAAACAGAAGTTTCAACTCTCTGTCTTTTTGGAGAAGGTATGGTTGGTCTTTCCGCTAAAGCCAATTTATGCAAATAATCAGGAAATCCATCGATTATAGAATGTATACAATCAGTCATTTTTTCACATCCTTTTTAAAACTAAAAAAACAGGAGAAATACTCTCCTGTTTAACGCCATGCCGAAGCATTATCATTTTGAACTTTTGTAATGCTATCAATGATTTGTTGAGTTGTTTGCTTCATAGTAACCTCATCTGCGTTACCATCAATTGTGAAATTGAATTCGTAATTGTTCACAGGTTGAATCGTTTGTGCCCTAGATGAAACTGAGGTGCTACTCAAGATACGATCCCCAATTTCTTGCAGCACAGATCTTTTCAAAGGTAAAACTGCTTCAGGTCCTGCTTCGCCGACACCGTTCATTCCACCTAGTAAAGTTGGTTTAGTAAAGATACCTCCTTTAGCATGCCATTTTACACGCAAATGGGGGATTTGGCCTTTTAGCGGGTTAAAGCTGCCTTCCATGATAAATTCCGGTAACGGAATATGTGGTATCGAAATATTCAAATTATCAAAAATGCCACTGATTTTGTCTCTAATCCAATCAATTGGAGCGCTAACAGTCTTTTTGATACCTTCCCATATATTAGCTATCGTGCTTTTAACATTATTGAATATGTCGGAAACAATACCTGTTAGATTGGACCAACCGCTTGAAATTGCATTTTTTCCATCGTTTACTTTAGAGCTAATAGTGCTTGTAATTCCATTCCAAAGATTCAAAGCAGTGTTTTTGATACCGTTCCAAATTCCGCTGATCCACGAAGATATACTATTCCAAACACTTTGAATGGCACTTTTAGCTGCGTTTATAGCATTGCTTATACTACTAGTCACACTATTCCAGATATTTGATGCTGTAGAGCTGATTGAATTCCAAATTCCACCTAACCAACTAGATACAGTTGACCAAATATTTTGAATTACTGTAGCAGCTGCTTGTACCAAGCTAGTGATTGTATTCTTGATACTGTTCCAAATACTAGAAGCTGTTGCACTAATTGAATTCCAAATATTTGAAGCCGTAGTACTAATAGATGTCCATATACCATTCCACCATGCCACTACTGGATCAAATATAGTATGGAATGTAGTTACAATTCCATTCCAAGCGATGCTTATCCATTGTGTCATAGTATCCCAAGTATTTTTAAGGAAATCAGAAATAGGTGTCCAAACAGCTTGCCAAGCTGCGCCTAATAACTGTCCAGCTACATCAAAAATACCCACGATAATATTAATACCAGCTTGAATCAATGACGTTATTAATGTCCATGGTATTTGAACAATTCCTACAATGTCTGCCCAAATAATCGACCATACTTCTTTGACTCCGTTCCAAATATTTGAAACCCAATCAATGAATGTTTGCCAAGTCTCTTGGACTCCTTGCCAGATGTTGGAAGCTCCTTCAACTAATCCGCTCCATAACTCTCCAAACCAATCAGAAACGCCTTGCCAAATATCTTGAACCCAATCTACAAATCCAGACCAGGTTTCTTTAACCCCATCCCAAACTGATGAGGCACTTTCTTTTATACTTTCCCAGGTATCACCTAACCAATCGGTAAATTTTTTCCATAAATCACTAAACCAGTCAGTGATTGCGCCCCAGTTTTGAAACGCTGTAATTACAATCGCTATTACAGCTGCAACGCCCGCTATAATTCCTATTATTGGCAGCAAAACTGTAGAACCAAATGTGCCAACTATCGTAACAACTGCGGTTATAACAGGAGCTAATGTGCTTAATAATGCTAGAATTCCTCCAAGAGCTAAAATGAAATTTTTCATTGGCCCATCAAGTTTACTCCACCATTCGGCTAATCCTTGCAAAGCTTTCGCTCCTGCTTGCAACCCTTTGATAAACACAGGCAGTATATCTTCACCCAATGAGGCATAAAAATCTTCTAACGCTTGCTTTGCTCTTGTCATTTGGTTTTCTAAACCATCAGACTCCCTACTAGCCTGACCTGTAGCACCGGCTAATTTTTGCATATCTTCAGCATATTGAACTCGAACTGCTTGCTTGGTAGCCTCATCTAAATCAGACCATTTTTGCGTTTGTGGGCCTAATTCTTCATTTATTTTATCTTGCGCATCTTTAAGTTTTAAAGCAGCCTCTCTTGCTTCTAAAGATCCTTCACCATGTTTCTTAATAGCATCAGCATACTTAGATTGTGCTTTTTCAACAGCTAACAATGACTCTTCACTGGCTTTTTTTGCTCCTTCAGTCGCTGGTATCAAATTATGCTTAACAGCATAAGCTGCCATTTGAGTATCATTAGCAAATAAACCTATTTGCTCCCCACCTTCGTAGTTCCCTTTTATAAATGAATTAAGAGATTCACTAGCATCATCCATAGACTTATCGTAAAAAGCTGCTGCATCTGCTGCTAACTGAGTACTATCACCAGCTAACTCCATAGCTTCTTTGGTATCATATCCAAGTCCTTTAAACATTGACGTATATTGTGTAAAAACAGGCTTGATCGTATTTGGTAACATTCCAAATTCTTCAGCCATTCCCTCAACGGCGTCCTGTGCTTCCCCTTCTAAAGAGCCAAAGACTTGTTTAAATTGGGCCTGCATAGCTTGTGCTTTTCCAGCTGCTTCAATAGACTTACTACCTACATCAATAAGCTTATCTCCGATCACTGACAAGTGATCAGTAGCTTCCATTAAATTACCCATATCAAGTTTTTTGCCGATATCATCTACTGTGGAGGTATCAACGTTTTTAGCAGCATTACTTAATTCTTCGAATTCTCTTTCCGCATCATTAAGCTTAGTTTTCATTTCTAAAGCTTCGGTAGATGTTTCTCCAAATTCTTTTTGTGTGGCATCTAATTGTTTTTTTAGCACTTCGATTTTTTGTTCAGCAATATCACTCTGTTTGCCGACATATTCTTGTGCTTTTGCTAATTTTTCAGATTCTGTAGCAGACTGGCCAGCAGTTGCTTGCCATTTTTTATATTCGGATTCTACTAATGATGCGCTTGACTTTAGATGTTGTTGCTCATTATCTAAGTCTTTCATAGTTGACTCATACGTTTTAAATTCACCTTTAGATTGAGCCAATGCCTTACTCGTTTTATCTATATCATTAGATAACCTTTGCTGAGCTGTTTGTTGATTAATCAGTTCTCTTTCAAGTTTCTGAACTTCGGTGGAATTTTCTCCATAATATTTTTTGGCATTGGCTAAACGTTGACTAGTTACTTCAACTTTTTGACTTTGTAATTCATACTGCTTTTCTAAAGAAGATAATTTACTTCCTAACTTGTCTGATTCAGAACCAGTCTGTTGTAATTGAGCTTGTTCTAGTTTTAATTCTGCTCTATTTTTAGTTAATTCAGCACTGATTTCTTTTAACGTAGATTTCAATCCGTCATCGTTAGCTATGAAAGTTACTTCTGCTTCCGTTCTCTTTTTAGCCATTTTTTACCTCCTTTCCTTTAGTTTTTCTGGGATTGATTTATTGCATAGTTCTTCCATCCTTCATAAGCGCTCTTGTTGTAAGCCATTTGCAAAATGTCATCTAAACAGATATCGCTTAAAACCAAATCTGAAGGCATAGAAAAAACGTCGGTCAACATCGAATAGACATCGACCCACGTTTCAACTAAGAGCTTTGGCATTTTTACTTTTGAAGCTTTTTTTCCTTATTTGCTTTTTCGAATTCTTTTTGATAGGCATCACGTGCTTGTTTGAACATCATAGTACTGTATACAGCTACTGCAACCTCCATATCAAAATCCCATTTATCTATAAATTCATCGAATGAAATGTAATCGACCATGTTCGCTTGACGATAAGCTACATATACGGCTTTTGCACCTTGAATAACTGTAATATCCATAGAGCCTTTTCCCATCGACATTTTTGCAAACTCGTCTGTGTTAAAATCTCTATTGATCATCAATAATTTCTTGATATTCAGTTTAGGTTCTAAATTCAAAATTGTTCCATCGTTTAGTTCAATTTTTGAGTAATCTTCGTTCATTTCGCTACCTCCGTTTTTTTTACTGTGATTGAGTGGCCGTAGTTGTCACAACTGAAGTTTTTTTAATCACATCAGCAGATAGATTCGTCATCCATTGATCTGTTAAGTCTTCTTCAAGTTCTGCAACAATTGCTTCATGATAAAATTTACCAAATTCATCTTGCATAACTTTTGCTTCTAGTTCTAACGCAGCTACTTCATCCGCACCATTTTCAATAGAGAATGTTAATCCTGTATTCGAAGTGCATGCTAACATACCAACTAACTTTCTATTTTCTTCGAAGTCATCCACGATCTCTGCAGCAAGTGAGAAATCTTCGCTTACGGAATCAGGACCGTAAGAGTAAATGCCTGGTTTAATACGTCCATCTTGTTTCAACCCATTGAAACGTCGATAAACTTCCATCGGTACATGTGCAGTAATTGTTACCGTCATATTGATTGGTTTAGATTTTGATTTTACTTCTGCCGCTCCACATTTTTTAACCACCGTTTGCATTTCTGTTTCGCCATCTAATTGTCCGTTACAATTCGTTGCGATTGCATTTCCTGCGTTCTTAAAATTAAAAGCAATTCGTTTGATACTTATGTTATCGAACGTTGTTACTACAGTTTTTGTTTTAGCCATTGTTGTTCCCCCTATTTATTTAATTTATCGAATTGACGAATCAGAAGTTCTGTAATTGGATCAAGTGCAAGACCTAATCCTCTTCTCATAAATTCGTCCGGCTGATTTCTTTTAGAAGTACCTATCCCCAAATCAGGATATTTTAAATACTCAAATTTTCTTGTAGGTCTAATGATGAAACCCAAATTAATGTATTGAGTCTTAAGTGGACGACTATTTTTTGCGTGTTGGTGCCCTCTTCTTAAATCTGCTTCAGAAACAGGAATTTTTTCTGTAATCCTATCCACTGCAATAGCCGAACCTTTTGATTTCAATGCTTCGTTAATCAGTCGTTCGCTCTCGCTTGAATAGCGTTCCATCCGCACAAGAAGTTCATCATGTCCATTTATTTTTAGCTCCCAACTATTTTTAGCCATGACAATCACTCTTCAATAATCGTCTAAACGTAAATACCAATTGATCGATATAGCGATCTTGGTTCTCTAGTTTTAAATGATTGGGATCCATTCTCTGAAAACGAATCGAACGATTTTGAATCAATGAAATAATATCTAGTGAGTCTCCTGTTAAATCTTCTCTATTTTCTGAATAGAAAGTTAGATATAGATTTTGACCCACGCTATATTTTGGCTCAGTGATCATTTCTATTTCTCCTGTTTCGAGAATGAAGTAATTAAAATCATCAGGTAGCTCATCCTCGCCTACGGAGTCTTGAAAGAGTTTGAGGCCAAAATGCTCTTCTAAGGAAGTTTTGATAGCAGAAATTTGCTTATTTAAACGTTCTTTTTCTTTAGAATTATCAATCACCATATTCACCCACACTTTCAAGATAAAAATAGATATAAAAATTATCGTAATCGGCATAGATAACGTTGTAACGCATACTATCGATTACGATAAAATATTGATCTTTATTAAATTTCTTGGCGATTGGATGAAATGGAGTCTTTACTTTCTTAGTTAATTTCGATCCCATCGCATCCATAGCTGTTATATCACTATCTCTCATGGAAAGATTTCTAAATTTTAAAGAAGTGATTTCTGTATCTTCTACACCAATCTTTTTTCCTAGTTCATTTCTTTTGGTAGTTTGCGTCAAAATCTTTAACCAACCATCGTTGAATGTTTCTTCGAGTCTACGATTATTCGCCATTCACATCACCTGCAATATATTCTTGTAGCGCATAATGTTGAATGAAACCTAATAACTCACTAGCGAAATTTTGTTCAAACTCATCTAAAGCACGATTCCAGTCGTATCTACATCTTTCGATTAGCAATCCGTATTCTAAGCTTTCAGGAGAAAAAGAAAGTGTTGTACTCACTTTACTTTGAAGATAAACAGCATTTTTAGCTATCATCTTTTTAATTGACTCATCTTCTTCGTTCCAGGTAACGTAAATATTATCCTTCACAGCTATTAGCAATTCTTCAGTCACTTGTTCAGGCGTCATCTAACCACCGCCTTAATTGCTTTAACATATGCGTAAGAGCATTTTTTCTTGTTTACAAATGATAAATCTTCATCAAAAGGCGTAGAAGTCACGTATCTCCCTTTGAAAAATAAATCTTCATCGTTTGTTGTTACTCCAGCATTGTGTAAGATTTTTACTTCTTTAACTTTTTCTATTGGATCAGTAGCAAAACAAAAGTCTAATTCCTCGTGAACTTTAGGACCAATATTGAAATACATCATGTTCCAAAGCTGTGCCCACATCTCGGCTGTCCAGATTTGTATATTTGTTTTTTGCCCTCTAAGGTAGCGATATAGCCGATTAGAATCCAGATAAACCTTTTTCCAATAATTCGCTTTAGGACGGTTAATAACCCACTGTGCGCCTCCTGAATTAGTGTTTATAGTTTCCAAAGATTCTACTGTAACATTTACAATGTTTGCCATATCTTTTAGAATATTTTCTCCGTTTTCACAGCTTCTAATATAATCAAGACTTAGATAACTACAGCAGTCGCTACAATACCAAACATCATCTTTAGAAGGCAATTTGCGCAAATTAATTCTTTTATTGAAAATGACATCCGAATCGATATAGAAATATCGGTCGTCCTCACGCGAATGATCTTCTTCTAAATATTTCCACCATAAATATGGTTTAATCGAAGGAATATACTCTTTGTCGTCCCGCAGATCATCGTACACATGAACTTCAACACCATATTCCTTCTCAAAAAAAATAGGAATCTGATCATCGTGTCTGCTGAAAAGCAATACGATATCTTTGATTCCTAGTTTCTTCAGATTAGTTAAACAAACTTCAAGCTCCCATTTAAACCGATTGATTGCCGGCTGACAAAGAATATACTTCATTCTGATCACCTACGCTTGTGTTGTAGTTGTTGTGGTTGTTGGTTTTGTAGTTGTAGTAGTAGTTCCCAAAGCGCTAATATCTAATACAATGAAACTATCGTTACGTTTAGGTTGACCGTTTGCATATTGTTTAGCTAGATAAATGCGTTCGTCTTCAACAAAATGGTATTCATCTGAAGCTTCAATTTTTAGTGTAGATCCTACACCCATGAAGTAATCTGAGGCTACCCCAATAACTGCTTTTCCTTCTGGCACAGCCGTTGACTGCAAATCTGAAACTGGTACTGGCAATACTTGTACGTATTCTCCATTAGCAGTTAGTACAGTCTTAGCTGGGAATACTTTAGACCAGTAATCAGTTGGATTCACAATTAGGACCACATCAGAAGGATTCACATTACGATAAATCGGATCATTCACACCTTCGATATTGAATTTTGATAGTCGCGCCATCAAACCGCCCATAGTTACAGCATCTAAAGCTGTAATAGGTTCTGCTTTTTTTTCAGCATATTCTCCGCTAGTTTGTTTGCTCATGTCACGCATCATTCCGACTGGCATATCTTTACCAGTACCATCAACAATTGCTTGTTCTAATGCAATTCTCAATGATTCTACTAAAACAGTACGGACATAACGATCTAACCATACTGGACCTAAATCAAGCATTGCCTTACATACAGGAATATAACCTGATAGCTTGAACTGCTTCATGTTAATTACATCAAAGCCATTATCTAAAACTTTTTTAACAGCTTCGCAAAGTTTACCCCACCATGCTGGATTGACTCCACGTGACACAATCCATTCTGTTACACCAGTTGTGTTAACAAAAGTAATTTTTTGCAATAGTGGATGAGATTGTTCTAAATCTTCAAATACACGTTCAAATACAGTAGCTGGCACTAATTCTTCGACCCCTGCAAAACCTTCGTTTTTCACTACTTCGTTATAGAATTTTGTTTCTTGTGTAGTTAATACACGCTGACCACGGTTCATTAATACTAATTGATCTTGATTTTTTGCTGTTGCTTCTTCTAAAATTTTATCCTGAATTTCCTTAGATAAGCTTACCATAGCTGCGCTAAAAGATTCTTCGTTACCATCTTTAAAAGCTTTCATCAATTGGTCGCTTGCAGCTGTTACACCTTTTAAATTTTTAACTGTCATTATTTTACATCTCCTTGTCCAAATGTTTTATTTAATGCTGCTGTAAATGCAGCAATTTTTTCTGCTCTTTTTTCTTTAACGTCATTCAAAATTTCTTCAACGCTTTGTTCTTTTTTAGCTTCAGTACCTGAGCTATTTTCTGCATCGATAATTTCATCGACCAATCCATAACTCAAAGCTGTTTCTGCATCCATAAACGATTCTTTTTCAAGAAGTTCTTGCAATGCTTCATCTGTGCCATTGAATCGTGTTTTATATGAAGCCTTTACCGATTTATCAATTGATTCCAGTTGGTCAGCAATCGTACGGAAGTCATCGACATTTCCTTCTCCGTATGTGGAAGCGCGGTGAATCATCAATTGTGCATTGTTGTAGATTTTTATAGTATCGCCAGCCATTGCGATAATTGAAGCAGCACTAGCGGCTAAGCCGTTAATCACAACGTTAACTTTTGCTTTATTTGACTTAAGTAAGTTCCCAATAGCAATCCCTTGAAATACGTCTCCACCGTTTGAATTAATTACTACTTCAATTTCTTCTTGATCACCTAGACTATCCAAAATATTTTTGATTCCCTTGTCAGTATTCCCTTCAAAGAACCAACTAGAACCAATAAATCCCTGAATAAAAATTTGCGGTACTGCGCCTTCATTCTTTACTGCTAGAAATGTTTTCATTGTCGTCATTCGCCTCACCTCCTTTCGATACTTGTTGATTGTTTTTAGTTATAAATATTTCATCTGCCATCGCCTTATCAGAGCGATCATTTCCAACGCGTTCTCTTCCTTCGTTGATTGTAAATACTCCATTTCTAATGCCTACATCAATAGCGTCAACCAAATCTTTGAAGCTAGTAATCTTGATCATAGTTGTATCCACACGTACAAAATTCCCTGACAAGTATTCTTCTACTTCATAGAGACTAGCGTTAAACGCATCCTGAATAAGTTCAGCAATCGGTATGATTTCGAACATTAAAAAAGCGTCCACTTGATCCGATAACCCACTCATGTCTCCCTTTAGTAGGTTTTTCGGAACGTGAAACGCTGCTGCTGTCATCTCAAAGATGTCGTCTATTAAGTTTTTTATATCTCTTGAATTGCTTTGGAAGTTTCCGCTGAAATCTTCTAATGTGTACTCATTTTGTAATTGAAATACCGCACCTGCATTATCAGCTTCCATAAAAGCCTTAAATTGTGATGTCATCATTTTATTGATTTGATCTTGTGTTGTATTGTCTTGCGGTCGGAATAAATTCCCTTTCAGTACGTATCTACGAGCGTTAGAGCGCTTGTAAACATTCATGGCACTAGAAATGAGTTTCCCATACGCTTGATAATACGCATCGACTAGTTGCCTAATTTGTTGATCTGCGTATTTTATATAGATAACATCACTTTCTAGAAATTCTCTATCAAGGACTATGTTGTTAATTTGCACTTGAGAAAACACATCATCTTTCAATGCATATTCTGTGACATCCCAACTATCCGCAATAAATATTTCGCTAGAATTATTAGACGGAGAAACGATCAATACTTCATTGTAGAATATTAATCTCCTGATCAGTTTTTTTCTAAATTCTGTTGCATTATTTTTCTTATTAGGAGCTACATTCAGCCTATAGTAAAGATCATTCTTTTTATTTTTTCCATCTTCATATGACTTGAATTCCGCTTTACTCATCGCATTTGCAATCAAATCAATACAAGTTTCAATCGCAAATTTTCGATACACAAAATCAACTTGCAATTTACAAAAGTATTCTTCTAAAGGAACCGTTGCTTTTTTTGTGAAGTATCCTACCGCCTTTTGAAAAATCCCCACTTTCTCACCTCCTTTCAAGTTAGAATACTAGAGGAGTAAATCCAGTTCCTGTATTTTCTACTGAGCTATTTGTGACTGTTACAGGAGCAGAATCATAAATATCATCTAAAAAATTCAAACCATGAAGGAATGAAAAAAAGCCATCCGTTTTTCTAGTTTCAGGTTCTATTTTTTCATAGCGTATATTTCCATTAGAAATATGCTCTTCATATACATTCATGCAATACCAACGCATAATCGCATCGTCACCAAAAAATAAACGTTGATTAATAAAAAGGTCATCAACCAGATCTTTTAACATACCATGTGTAACAGATCCGCTTCGAACAATTTCCACAGTAAAACCTGCTTCTTCTAAAGCGGGCTTCAATATTTTTGCACGGTACATATCCATAGCGATTTTTTTAATATAATATTTATTACTCATTTCAAGAAACCAACCTACAATATAATCAGCTTCTATATTTTTTCCATGAACGATCTGTGATTTTCCTTGATCTATAGAAATATCTATAACCTCTCGTTTGATGTTTTGTAATCGAAGGGCTGATTCGTGGATAAAAGTATGTTGTGTAAAATAAACATCTTTATCATATTTTCCTAGCAACCCAACGCTGGCAAAATCTCGTCTATCAGCAAAATCGACTGTTCCTATCACTTCATCCATTTTTTCAGGAAATTCTTTTTCTTTCGTATGCAGAACATCATCATATGAAGCAACAGCAAATCGTGTATCTTCCATAGGTCTGTTCATTCGTTTGGTCATGAACGTAAGTCTTAAACCAGCATTACGTTGCATTTGAGAGTATTCTTGAAACATTTTCCGTTTTAAATCTGCATTGTAATTAATAGTTGGACAAGCTTTTTCCCACATGTCGGGATCATCAACTTCATTATCGTTATCCAAGCGACAAATAAATGGAAACAAACTAGAAAATTCTGCTCCATCCTTGTCAATTCCAAGTTCTCCAGAAAGAATCATTTTTGATTCTTCTATAATGTCATCAAGCGGACCACCACGAACATGACCATTAGTTGTATCATAAAATTCTCTATAATCTCGAATTTTACCACCACCAGAAGTAGCCACATTTATCATTGAATAATCTTCATTTTCGTGAATTTCATCAAAGCGGTTTGCACCTGGTCGCTTCCCATCTTTTGTTCTAGCATTTGCCGTGTTATAACGAAGTTTGCTGTTTGTAGCGATATTTTGAATAACTTCCTTCGTAGCTTTAAATACTTTTTTATCTAAATCAGGATGATCTTTAATTACTTTAAATACATCATCAAAACTAGTCTTTGCTTGGCTTTCATTATTGGCATAGATATCAATATCATAATTTTTAATACCGTGTTTAGCGGTTAGTAGAAAGAAGTTGTTCCAAGAAGCAAAACCAGTTTTACCATTACCACGTCCCATTAATGAAAGATATCTATTGAACACTAGTGTTTTATCTTTTTTCCATCGAACACCATAAATAAAACATTGTAGAAATTTTTCCCACGGAATTAATTCGAATGGAAAGTATTGTGCTGGTATATTGATTGAATCCTCTACCATCTGCTTATCGAAGTAAATATCTTCTCTAGTAAAGACTCTTTCTTCTAGATAATTTTTTAGCAATAATTGCTCTTTGCATACCTTGATAGTGCCTTCTTCTATAGCTTTGAACCAATTTTCAATATGCTTATAACTCAGGAATTGATTCATTTGCTTCACCTACCAATTCAGGAGTAATGGCAAGTTTATCCAACATCAATCCCATTTGTTTGTTGACAGAAACAAGCAACGCTACTGATTCATTCTTTTTACCATTCTCCAGTCTAATGCCGTTCTCGGATATATCTTCTTCCAGTGATATCGCCGTTTCCCATAAACTGATATAACGATCAACATTATCTAAGAATGGCTCAATATTTGTTTTCTGACTTTCCAATTGGCTTATTAAAGAGCGGCGTAATTTTTCTCTGTAGCGATTTTGAGACAATTCGTTTTTAAACATTTTAGCCCTCCTTTCATGATAAAGTTCGAAAAAATCTCTTTTCCTGACAGCCCCCTCCGTTTCATCACCCCCAAAAAATTTGCGATTTATTTTAAGGGGGGGTTATCTCACCATCTGAATGAAAGCTTCAGCGAAGTCAATGTAATAATTAATCTCTTCAATGCTATATCCAAAAATATTTTTTATTCTTTCAACGTTATTATCTTTATTCAACGCTTCTCTTACTTGATTCACTTTGTATTTACTGCAACAGTTATCTGATAACAGATCCCTAATACCTACATAGCGAACGTATATCAAACGTTTAATTAATCCTTGAGTATAAGATGAATACTCTTCAATCTTTTCTGTGTCATACTCTCTGCCATTGTCATTGATGATCATGCACTTACCACCTTTCACTTGCATCGAAGTTAGCAAAGCTTTCTATCTTCTTCTCTTGTTTATCTAATGCTGTAAGATATCTGCCATGAACTGCATTATGATGTTCAACACATAAACAAATAAGATTATCTAAATCTAAAGCTAAGTCAGGTCTATCCTTGACTTCCTTTATATGATGAACGTTCTCTACTCTATGATACTTACCTAGTCTTCTACACTCTTGGCATTCATAGTGATCTCGTTTCATCGCTTTCTCTCTAAGCCTGCGCCATTTAGGAGACTGATAGAACTTAACCAAACGATCTTCTCTTATCAACTGTAATAACCATCTATAGAATTCCTCGGTCATGTTCCGTCTCCTTTCGCAATCTTATTTAATGCTTAGCTATTCTTTTGCCATACAATGGAATAACTTCATTGTTTTCCTTTCGTTTATATGTATCGCTCTTTATTGGTCTTCTATACTTTCGTACTATCTCACCGTTACCGTTTTGCACAGTGATTACTTCATGCTTCTGTTCTAAGTATTGTGGTCTATACATTGTTGTTACCTCCTTTTTGCAAAATAAAAAGACCACTCAACGAGTGATCTAATATGTACTAGCAACCTACACACAGGCGGTTATCCTGTTCCTCCCTAGGGCTCGCACCACACGAGTTCATACCACCCTCGGTTGCTAATTGACGTGACAGGAGTCGAACCTGCACCTTCTGATTAAAAGTCAGACGTATCACCACAGATACTTCACGTCAAAGCGGCAAGGGTTCACCGCCACAACTTTACTGGCTTAGGGTCTAACCATAGCAAAGTCTAATTTGATGACTACCCTATAGAGCGACCGACTCTATTTCTAGGTGCATCTCCCTAATTATTTTACTTAAGTGGTCAACTTAATATGCCCTCGCAGTTATCCTACCGAATCATGCCTGATTCCCACTTCCGTTCCTTTTACCTTGGATATCCACTAAAGTCACTGGCAAGGAATCGAACCTTGCATGGTTGCCGAAGCATTGACCTAGCACACATGCTTAGCGTCTACCCTTTCCGCCACAGTGACACTATAAAATTATTCTTGGCTGCTACTATTTTTTATTTTGCCCATTTTTAAATCCAATCATATAGACATTAAGACAGAGCGCAAAAATTGAAATTATTAATGGAATCATTTCTCTTCACCCACCTTTAGTTATCGTGTGAATAATTAAAAAACAATAGACAGCAACAAAATAACATTGCTTTGATAATTTGGTATAAACCACTATAAATTTCTTTTCTTGCAATTATTTTTAATATATGCTAGATTATCAACCGATATAGTCACTGCCTGTACTAGCGGAAACTAGTGCAGGTTTTTTGTTCTATTTACTCAAAAGTTATTACGATAAATTAATATTGTGAAAATAAATACTAAGCGTATAATTTTATTTATCAGCGAGTGGTCCGCTGAAATAATTTAAGGTGGTAAAAAAATGGCAAAAATTGATGATTACCGTTCAGACATGATTGAATATATTGAACTCTTCGCTAAAAATTCTAACAATAATATTATTATTCAAACTGGAGGAGCAACAATTTGCGGAACTCCTATAGACTTTGATGCTGAAGTAAAAGTAAATCCTCTTATTGATGCTATGATGGATTCTTTTGCAGAATTTCGCTCAAAAAAAATTGATGATATAGAAAAAGATGATGAGCAAAGTTTGGTAGTCAAATCTATCTTTCTAAAAGATGTTACCATCATAGGCGAGAGAACTACTAATATCCCATTTTTAGTTGTTTTTGCTGATCAGATTTCTGCAATTTCTCTCGGGAACTTGGAGTAACAATAGATTCATTTAAATTATCTATATTGATTAAATTGCTAATCTCTCGGCTATTACAAATAGCTGAGAGGATTTCTTTTATTTCTCCTGAAGTACCTTCAATCGATAATTTCATATTCTTACCCTCCAATACATAAATTAATAGACAGCAACGGATGATAGATAATAAGAACAATTTAGAAGGAGTTGAAATTCACATCCTTATTCTTAATATTTCCGTTGCTGCCTATCGAAGCTTAATTAAACGATGAGGGAGATTTCCTCCCTTACATTTTATTTTGTCGATCCTGTTTCCTAATCTTTCGACACTATCATAATATCACTGATAAATGGCTAAAAACCGCCATCATTCCGCCAAAAAACCGCCATTTTTTTATGCGTCAGTCACTATACAAAGTTTGTCTTTGACCTTTAAAGCACAAACACTATAATAGTAGCCACCATTCCCATCATCCGCTGTGCATTCTGCTTTAGCGATCTCATTACGATTATGATAAACAACGACTTCAGCATAAGAGGTATGTCCGTCACCATTATATTCATACTTACCTTTGTCAAATATTTTTATATCTGTAATAACCGCGTCAAGTTTTACATTTTTGAATTCACCCCCAGCCCATGCGCAACAATCATACTCGCTACATACAACTTCTAATTTTGTTCCATCTTCTAAAATTAATTCACTCTCAGACCATTCTACGATTTTTTTGAAAATAAGATCTTTTTTCAACTCTTTCAATGATACATAATCTTTCCACATTATATAGTCCTCCTATTTATAAGCAATTATTTTCCCATGTTTATATGCTTCTGCAAACTCTATTAGAGCTTCTGATTTCATCCGTTGTATACTTCTTTCTGAATAACCCACTTCACGGCTAATCCTGTAGTTTGAGAAGCTATCTGGCACACAGAAGCTGTAGTAGAGTATCTGACGACTAATCAGACTAAGCGCCATCAAAGCCGCTAGAATCGCGTCTCTCTCCGCTTCTATATCCATCATTTGAATGATCGCGTCTTCTGCCTTATTGCCGTGCTTCGGTGCCTTCGGCATATCCGTAATAATTGGCGACTTAATATCTATCAAAGAGCGACCTGCCATCCGCTCCAAACGCCGAAAGTTCTTCAGCACATCTCTCGCATTACATCTTGTCTGTTTGAAATCTACCTCTCGTAACAATTGCATCAAGTCAAACCGCTCCTTTATGTGATATAATAAACTTGTGGAATTTATTAGAACAGTCGGAGCGATCCGGCTTTTTTATTTGTCATTGATTAGTTCCATATCCACCAATCTCGCTACAGCTAAATTCTCTTTGCTTTTAGCTGTCCATTTATCACATTCCATTGTGTTTTCAATGCGAATGATTGCTGAGTGATTATAGACGTGTTCTACATATCCACGAAATGGATAGATGAACCCTTCTGCTTCACAGCGGACCATGTCACCGATTTTGACTTTTGGTTTCTTACGTGCTTTAGGGTTCTTTGTCGGCATATCTAGCATTAAACCGCCGATACCGTGACTGCTAGCGTAAAATCCGTCTTTTAGTTTCATTCTTTTTCCTCCATGCTCCGTTGTCTGTTGTTCATTCCGCTTCCTCCTTCAACCATAAATTTGGAAAATCATCGGCATATATCTCTATTGCGCCAAATAACTTGATCGCTGATTTTGATTTTCCATGCATGTCAGGACTGATTAAACGATCATAATAATCCTGACTGATTGTTTTTCCCTTGTACTGATAACGTGTAGCCGCAGTGTAATATACTGCTGTCTTGCTCAGATAAAGATATTTTGCTAAATCAGCCGATATCCGTAACAAAATGATTCTATTCTTGCTTTTAATTCCACAATTTAGCAATGCTGGGACATTCCCATTTTCATCTTTTAAAGAATCGATGTAGTCAGTAGCTAAGATAATCACTCTACCTCCAATAACTCGCTATTCTCGTATATATTTCCGATGACTTCGTACATGTATTCTTCAAACAGCTCTGTGTTAAAAATTCGATACTCTAAGTCTTCATCAACAGTGGCACAAACTAATCCGGAATAATCTATTGAATTTTTGACAATACAAACTTTATTATCTAAGTAATCGAATCCATTTCGCACGCTAACTGATACTACATCTCCCTCAAATATCTCCACACCGTTCTTATCTTTCAGTCCTGTTGATTGCATAAGCACATATTTATCTGGAGCCATTTCAGCATGAGTGATCAACCTTCCTGCTTGCCCATATTTCATTTCTTGTCCAATTGTTTTACCTTTAAATGGTGTGTACCACGCTCTAAACTTCGGTATCATTTGCTGTCCTCCTTGTATTCCTCTAGTATCTCTCTATACTTTTCTACAAATTTGAAACGATCTTGATGAAGTTTCTTGCTCCAATTTGTTTGCCGATCCAGCTCACGCATCTGATCGAACCCTTTTTGAATTTCGTTGTAATAAAATTCAATGTTTGCTGCAGCTTTCCAATGCCTGCTACTTCGCACTCCTGCTCCTGTTTCAGCCATTTCTAACTTAACTAATTCAGCTCGTTCTTTTGATTTTTTATCTTTCTGAATCTTTGCCATGATTTTTTTGAGGATAATATCACTGTATTGTGTAATGAGATCCATTATTTTTCCTCCACATACCTAAATTGTCGTCCTTTTGAATCAATCCATAAGCTCCTTGCTCTATCCCAAATAATGTTTTTGCTTAATCCAGTAATTTCAGATAACTGTTCAGCAGTACCTGTTACTAGAATTCGATCACCATGCCAGATTGCAATTCTTCTCGGCGTTTTCCGTTTGGGCTTTTCAGTCCACATTGATTTACCGAGCTTTTGGACTTCTGCAACTATTTCTTTGTCTTCTTGCCAAGATTCTGACTTGGTTAATTCAGCAATTCGTTTCATTGCTGCTTTCTTATCCACGCTCATTCCTCCAATCTACGAATTTCCCTTTTTAAGTTCTCTATGTGCAAATCGATTGCCTTCCTTGCCGTTTCATTGACCATCACTGCCTTTGTTCGTTCCAGATCGTCAATTTCACGTTGAAGGCTTCGAATACGCATTTGAATCACTTCTTCTGTTGTCATGATGGACCACCTCGTTAAAAACGCTCTTCCTTGAACGTATTCCGATATTTTTTAGCTAAAATCAACGGCACTTGATATTGATGACAGAACAACTTTGCCTTGATCTTAAAGTCTTTTGTCTGCATCCCTTTAACATCTACGACTTTAACAAGTTTGCCGTTTTTATAAAATGTGAAGTCGGGAATATACTCGATCTTGCGATACTTCTTTCCGTCTAGTTCAAATTTCGGCATCAGCTCAAATCGTTCCTGAAGTTTTACTTTCCAGCCGTTCGCTTCAGCTTGCCACAAGGCTAGATCGTAATACTCTGCTTCCGCGATAGAATCAAACTTGATACCTCGATGAACAGTTTTTTTATTACGGTATTTATTCATGCGATACTACCTTTCACTGGTTTTATGCGCTTGTCTGCTGTTTGTTGGAATTTCAGCGCATAACCTTCTGAATTCTTAAATATCCTAGAAACAATTCTTTCGCCGTAGGCTTCTCTTAGTTCAGGACCAGATAAGTTTGTTGTGATGATCGTTGCCTTGTTCTGTCTAGCTTCTAAGAGCGTGTTTAACGTGTTGTTTGTAAACTGCCTACTATTTGATACCCCGCTACCTAATTCAGCTCCAATATCGTCAAAAACCACCAAATCAGTTGTTTTGATATCGGCTATAAGCGATCCTTCAATTTCTTTTCTCAGTTCAGCATTGTTATAAGAAAACTTTATTTGCTCTAATAACTCTTGATAGCTTATAAAAAGTATTTTCTTGTCATAATTTGAGCGCTCAAGTATTTCCCAAGCTGTCGCCATTGACAAGTGGCTTTTTCCGCTTCCTGATTTCCCTGATAGAATGAAATGTGCAGGATGGTTCAGTAAGACATCATTTACATAGCTTTTAGCTCTTTCTAAAGCAATTTTCGTTTCTTGGTCCACTACGTGATAATTCTCCATTTTGCATTTAAACAAAGTTTTATCTGTTAATACCGAACCATTTTGAAAAAAACTCAACGCTCGTGCTTTTAAGCTGTCGTTATATATCCGTTCGGTCTGTATATCCTCTTTCGCACGTAACGCTTTATAACCACAACTCATGCATGTTGGTTTACAACGTTCTGAACCATCCTTATTTTTAGCTCGCCAACTATACAAAGGTTCGCTACATTCTGGACATTTTCCACTTTGCACTAATACTCTTCTTATTAGCTTCTCCATAGCATTTGCTAGGCTTTCCATGTGATGCATCTCCTTTTTAAATTGGCAAGTCGTCATATTCACTAGGATTGCTGTACTGTAGTTTTTGACTTTGCTTTTTATGATTCTTCTTATCTGCTTTGATTTCGAATTTGAGCTTCTCAAATTTTTCTCTCAATTTCTTAGCACTTCTAATATTTCCAAACCAAAATTCATTTGTAGGTAACCAATTGATCACATACTCAATCGCTTCTATAGATGCTTTATCTCTTTCTTCCATCAACCTGATTGTGTCTGCCCATTTTTCGATATCTACTTTATTCATTTCTTTTGGAAAATCTTCAGTTAAATTACTTTGCAATTTTTTAGCAAGGCGTAAGTGTTCGTCAGAATACTTACCTTTCTTTTCTTCTTTATCTATATCTATATCTTTCTCTATCTCTATCTCTAACTCTGGTGTAGTTTTGTCTGGACATTTGTCCGACACTTGTCCTCCAGTTATTAAATTCCGTTTTGCCTCTTCTATTTTCTTTCTGTATTCTCTTTTTCTATCTGCTTCAGTTGAGGATTTTCCAATGAAACTTTGTATATCAGACATATAGATTGCTCCGTTATCTAATACGTCAATAAGCTGCAAATCACGGAAAATTTGTACCGCTTTTTCTACAACTCCTACAGAATGTCTTGTAATAGTTGCGAGCATTGTAGAGTTAAATGGAATCCTGTCATTAAACATCAACTTACCTTCGTGTTTTAGACTTCTCAAATAAAGTTTGAGAAGAATGTTAGAATAAATATAGCCATCTGGCATACTTTCTAAGAGAACCATCTCGTCACTATCGAAAAAATTCTCTTTTAGTTTTAAATAGTAGTAGCGTTTGTTGTCAGACAATATTTTTACCCTCCTATTCTAAGTTTCTTAATTGTTTCCTGGTTTAACTTGATCCCTTTGATTTGATATTTATTTTTGAAATTGATCACACCTATCTTGTGCTTCTCTGTGTGATGGATTCTGCAGAGTGCTGCAAATGTGTACTCTGAATGATCAACTTCTTTGCGCTTTCGTCTTCCTAACGCTTTGTCAAAGTGATCGATATCAGCTCCTGTTTTGCCACAGATGCAGCAAACTCTTTTTGTAATGCATTTGTAGAAGTAATACTCTTGGTTCGCTGGTAAAATCTCATAGCCTTCTTTGAAAGGAATATGATGTTCAAAGATGAAATCTAAGATGATATTTGCTAAGACATTAGCATCACTCACAGTTGTATTCGATTCGTCTTTGAGGCTTATTTTGCGTCCTGTGACACCTTCAAAACGGAAGTAGAAGAATTCCTTCCAGAAGTCCGTTGGCATGCCTGTATCGATGAAAATATCGCCTATGAGTGCATAGATGAAGTTTCGTTGCTGTACAGTGAAACGTCTAGGATCAATAAAACGAATTTCAATAACTCGATCACCATCGTAGCCGTCATACATCGTCTTTAGTCGATCAATGTTCACTTCCTCATTGATCGTTGCACCTATATCTTTTCCTTTGAACTTTTTCAGAACCGCTGAATATGAATCGATTAATGGTTTAAACACTCATATCACTTCTCTTTTGTTTCTTCTCTGTACTGATCTTCAATCCAGTTAACGCCTCGTTTTAGAATGCCCAAGTCTCTCTTGGTCCATTTACTGTCATCAGCGGTTATAGAAGCCGCATCAGTCAATGCAACAATTGCTTCATCAATTGATTTTTCGTACTTGTTAGCAACCAGTTGTAAAGCATCCAAGAATAGCTTTTTGCTTCTTTGAGTAGCTGGTTCAAGCATCGAGACATCTTCTGGCATATCTTCGCCAGCAAATATATATAGCCCTAGCCCAAACATTGCTAGATTTTTTACAAGACAGCGCATGATCGTTTTGTTGATATCAAACATAGTTGCTGCTTCAACACGCTTTTCGATTTTTCCAACAATCTCTTTTTTCTTCGTTTCGTTATTCCACTGATAATCATTGACTTCGTAGGTATATGGCTCATCTTTCATTGCCTTGTTTGCACCGTCCATGACCGGTAACCACATGTCACGCTTTACTCCGTTGACTGTGATACTGGTAAAAACCATATAGCCTGTTTTTTCATCAAAGAGGTATGGACGATGCGTTTCTGGATCACGATAGATTTCGTAGTCTACTTCTTCGCAGATTTTGCTGACTTCTGCCCACGCCCATGCCCAGGACAGATAAGTTAGTTTGTTTCTTTTTTCGACAACATCATTGACGGTTATCTTGTACAGACTATTGAATAATTTGTTATCGTTGCGTTTCGTTCCTTCACTCATCAAATTCTGCCTCCATTTCAGCAATGTATTTCTTACCTGGTCCGTAATAAGAGATATCGATCAAGTTATCCCTTTCGTACTCTTCTAATGCATCAGTCAAGCCATCTTCGATGACGTAAATATATTCAGGTTTGTTTGAATGTTTTGATAGATGTATAAGGTAAACATGATCCCAAATACTCACAAAATTTCCCAAGTCATCTTGATCACATGATAGTTCTTCATCCGTCAAGAGATTTCGTCTGATTTTTCGATTGTTTGTTTCCTTGATATTTGATTTGCCCCAACTAGGATCAGTCAAATATTAATCTAGAGTGGAAAGTTCATTTTCCATGTGTTAAAATCTCCTTATGATGTGTTTTCTTTGTGACTCTTTGCTTGCCGGCGGAGTCACTTTTTTATTTGTTGCCAAGCTTTTTGCTTATCAATATGTTGTTGGCTTAGGATGTTTGGTTTATTGTGTCTCCACCAGCGATTAGCAATTATTACGCCTGTTTTTAGCGCTTCAGCTCTATTCATCCTCTAACAACTCCATTTGCTTAATAATTGTCATCGTCGCTGTAGAAGGCATCCAATTGTTAATAAACTCGATAACATCATCGAACTGTTTTGCCTTGATACGATTTCTAGCTACTGCTCCAGTGATTCGCTTAATTCCGCCATTCAAGTCTTTAAACAATTCTGCTTTTGCTTTGCTATTTAAATGCTGCTGATTACAAATAACTCTAATTTTGTTGCGAACCATATTAGAAATTGTTCGGTAATCTGGTTCAGCTAGAAGTTGATTGTTCTTCAAATCGTTTAAATCAGACTCGATAGCGTCTACTCTTTCATTCGTTTCTTCGTTTGCAGCTAGAGCAAGTAATGCCATTTCTCGTTTAGTTGCTGGAATTGATGGCAATTGGTCTTTTAATTCTTTTTCCATCTTGTTGAAGGCCTCAATATATTGAAGTTTAAAACTTAAAGCTTTCTTACCAGTGAAGCCCATTGCTAATAGAGAGAAGCCGTCTCTATTCATATAAATAATTCGGTATGATTGTTTATTTTGAGGATGAACATAAGTATCTTCCCAAAATAGGTCTGCCCAATTTTCGGCAACCCCCTCTTTTAGTTCATCAATAGCCGACAAAACATGTCTGTGCTTTTTATCGAAGCTTTCTGCAACTTGTAAGCTCGTAGTTACAGCTTCTTTATTTTTCAAAATTACTAATTCTTGCATTATTTCTTCTCTCCTTTTTGATATAATTTAGGTAAAAAACTGGTGGTGTACTTTTATGGAATTTAAAAATCAAAGATTTTCTAGCAATTCATATACGATGATTTCAGAAAAAAATTTAGAAATACCTGTACTTTGTCCTAATTGTGGTGTTTCAAACAACCCATCTACAAGTTTAATCGGTATCTCTGATAAATATGGGTTCTTTTCGCATACTTGCACTGCATGCTCTAAGAAACATTATTCTATACAAGAATACGACGGAGGATTCGGAAAATGTAAAACACTCTACCCTCTTCAGCAACCTAGTAACTTACCTGAACATATCGCCAAATTTTCTGAACGATTCGTAAAAATGTTCCGAGATGCAGAATTAGCTGAGAGCAATAATTCAATAGATCTCGCAGGAATGGGTTATAGAGCATCTTTGGAAATTTTGCTAAAGGATTATGCTTTAAATTTCAATCTAGATTCTCGTGAAGAAATAGCAAAAATTAATTTAAATAATGCAATTAGCAAATACTTTAAAACTGATGTAGATACCCAAACAGCTGCTGACGTAGTACGCATTCTCGGCAATGACTACGCCCATTGGGATCAAAACGAAGAATTAGATATTGAAATCTTAAAAGCTTACTTAAATATTTTCGTTCAGATTATCAATACTAAATTGATGCTAAAATATCCTCCTGTTAGTAGACATAAAAAAGATAATTAACTAAACAACTTTCTGTGCGATATATATTCCTCGAAGTTTTTTGTTACATCTGCTCTGATTTCTTCAATACCGCAGTACTGATTAAATGTTTCGTTAATGTATTCTCTAGCTTCTTTTACAGTCATTGCCTCAGTTTGATTGACTAAACCTTCAAGTACTGCAGAAATAATTTTTTGTTTAGTGTTCGCTAAATTTGCTTTTTCTAATTGATAGTTTCGAACTAATTTATTAATTGATTTATCCACTGGTCAGTCCCTCCCGACTGGCTTTTTTGTTTTGTACTCAGCTTCATCAAGCCCAATGAAAATCCAAAGCATATAAACGATCGTGCCGATTAATGCTTGTCTGCTACCCCATAGACCTAAAGCGTAGATGAT